AAAAGTTTCAACAGACCTCGCTGAGACTGAAAAGGAAAAGTTTGAGGGATTGGTTGAAGATGTTGAGTTCACAGATGAAGAAACCTTCACTGAAAAACTTAACACCTTGAAGGAAAGTTACTTTCCTAAAACAGTTTCTACCCAAACCATTGAGGAAGAAGTAGATACTGACAACAAAGAAGTTGACGTTAGTGGCGCTATGGCTGCATATATGTCCGCTATCCAGAAGTCGAAACCCTATGGGGCGGAAGCTTTTAACATTGTGAAAAACGAAAAATAATAAATAGTAATAATAAAACATAGGAGAGAACGAAAATGTTCAATTCAGAAAATCTACAGGAAAAGTGGCAGCCAGTACTTGAACATCCAGATTTGCCTGGAATTCAAGATAACTATAAGCGTGCGGTCACTTCTGTCATCTTGGAAAACCAAGAAAAAGCGCTTAGAGAGGACGCTGCATTCTTGTCAGAAGCAGCTCCTGCAAATAACACTGCGTCCGTATCAAACTGGGATCCAATTTTGATTTCATTGGTAAGACGTGCTATGCCTAACTTGATTGCATATGATATCTGTGCAGTTCAGCCAATGACTGGCCCAACTGGACTTATCTTCGCAATGAAGTCTAGAATTAACTCTGCTGGTGGTGACGAAGCACTCTTTAACGAAGCCGATACCGACTTCTCTGGTGCTGGTACACACGCCGGTTCAAACCCTGCTATCTTGAATGACTCCCCTGCTGGAACATTCACATCTGGTACAGGTGACACCACTGCTAACATGGAAGCACAGGGTGACTCTGCAAACAACGCTTTCGCTCAAATGGCATTCACCATTGATAAGGCGACTGTTACTGCAAAGACACGTGCTCTTAAAGCAGAATACACTATGGAACTCGCACAAGACCTTAAAGCAATTCATGGTCTTGACGCAGAAACAGAATTGTCAAACATTCTGTCTTCTGAAATCCTTGCAGAAATCAACAGAGAAGTTGTACGTTCTATCTACAAGGCTGCAAAGCCTGGTGCTCAGACAGACACTACTACTTCTGGTATCTTCGACATGGACACAGATTCAAATGGTCGTTGGTCAGTTGAGAAGTTCAAGGGTCTTATGTTCCAACTTGAGAGAGATGCTAACGTAATCGCTCAACAAACTCGTAGAGGTAAAGGTAATATCGTGATTTGTTCCTCAGACGTTGCGTCTGCGTTCCAAATGGCTGGTATCCTTGATTACACTCCTGCTCTTAACAACAACCTTCAAGTAGACGATGCTGGTAATACTTTTGCTGGTGTATTGAATGGTCGTTACAGAGTGTACATTGACCCATATTCTGCAAATGCTGCTGCAAAACAGTACTTTGTCGTGGGTTACAAAGGTACTTCACCTTACGATGCTGGTGTATTCTACTGCCCATATGTGCCGCTCCAAATGGTTCGTGCAGTTGGTGAGGATACATTCCAACCAAAGATTGGTTTCAAAACAAGATACGGTCTTGCCCAGAACCCATTCTCAACCTCTGATGCAACAGACGTTACACTTGGTTCAAATGATAACGTCTACTACAGAAGAGTACAAGTGGTCAACCTTATGTAATAATAAGAGTTGGGTCAACCAACCACTTCAAAGGGGAAACTTCGGTTTCCCCTTTTTTTTATGCCAACTTCATTTTTTCGTACTGCTTGACATAAACTTTAGGATTCTTTATATTCCTTGGTAAATTTATCGGAACAGAAATCTGAGGAGATACGAATTTCGTATGACCGTTATCAGACTTTAACTTTGCATTTTTGTAAACACCTAGAGCTTTTAAAACCTTTTTCTGGTCTTTTGTCGCTTTTAACATTATGTAATCCTCTCACTTGTTACATTACTAACTCTACATTACTTCTTTTATGAAAATAATAATGTCGCAGTAAAGTCTGGTTTTGTCTATAGGTGACCCATAACTCCACATTACTCCTTTTATAGAAGTAATAATGTCGCAGCAGGTTCTGGCATAAGTGGAACAGGTTAATTTCCCACATAGAGGGAACAACTGGTCTGGCATAAGAGGAACAAATTAAATCGTTATAAATAAGAGTATGGTACAGATAAACGCACTTTCACGACAACCCACAGAACTAGACTACGCAGACCCAACTAAGTTTAAGTTCAGTATTAACAAACTTCCCAAGGTAGAGTTTTTTACTACCTCATGCAATTTGCCTGGCATAAATCTAGGTGAGGCAATATTCCCAACACCACTTAAACAGATTGCTGTTATGGGTGATGACCTTACATTTGACAATCTTGAAATTGGTTTTGTAGTAGATGCAAAGTTAGAAAATTATATTGAATTGCATAACTGGTTGCTTGGATTGGGTTTCCCTAAATCAAGAAATCAATTTTCATCATTTAAAGATGCGAATACAGATGCATTTCCTACACAGGCAGGAAACACTGGTACTGCGACATCGCCCGGCACACCATCTGGTGTACAATCTATGTTTGGTGATGCAACACTTACTATTATGTCTGCAAAGAATAATCCTGTTGTTGAGGTGAGATTTCAAGATGTATATCCTGTTTCAATCGGCGCTCTTGCGTTTGACCAACAGGAAGGTGATATAACTTACTTGACATCGACTGCGACATTCCAGTACAAATTGTATGAGATATTTACATTATAAATAGTTTAAGGATGTGGTTCAATACCCTTGAACACCCACCTAAGACCCTCAAGGTCAATATATCTAACGCAAGGAAGATATGTAATCACATCCCGCTTTGATTTGAAGGATATAGTATGGATTTGACAGAACTACAAGAAATGTCCGCTAAGGACTTAAAAATTGATGACCAACAACTGGACATCGAATCTCTTAAAACGCCTGAACTCTACGGCAAATACCTCAAGATATTTACACGTTGGAACTTGTTACTGAAACAAGTAGAATCTAAACACCGCATTCTGTATCGACAGAAATGGGAATACTATGGTGGTAAAGCAGACCCAGAGGTTTACAAAGAAAAACCCCTTGATTTAAAAATACTAAAACAGGATGTACCAATTTATCTTGAAGGTGATGAAGAGTTGATTGAATCTCAACACACAGTAGAATACCATAAAGCAATGTGTGACCATGCAGAGAAGATGTGCAAAATGTTGAATAATCGTGGTTTTCAAATCAAGAATGCAATTGATTGGAAGAGGTTTATGGAAGGTTCGATATGAGATATGGTAACGCATTTATTTGGTCAGATATTGACCAGAAAAAACTTGCAAATGCTATCGCAACAGTTAACCATAATGAAATGGAAGATTCAGTTATAGAGTATGCAAGTAAGTATAGTCAGAGAAAGTCAAAAAACTTTTGGATTAATAACCCACAAGTTCTACAAGATTTCATGACAATTGCAAGACGAGTCAACAAAGAGGCTGGTTGGAACTATGATATTAATGCAATTGAACCACTACAATATACAGAGTATAGTTCAGAGGTTCAAGGACATTATGATTGGCACGCCGACCAACACCCAAAACCATATGATGATGGTAGAGTCAGAAAGATTAGTTTTTCAATTTTGTTAAACGATGAGTATACTGGTGGTGGGTTTGAGATTGAAATTGGAAATCCTAATCAAGAAATTCGCACAAGAACTATTGTTGCTGGTAAATCAAAAAAACAATTAGATGAAACCACCATGCAACTTCCTGTTGGTAGTGGTTTGTTTTTTCAATCTAGTTATTTTCATAGAGTACTTCCTGTGAAAACTGGACTACGAAAAAGTTTAGTTGGGTGGGTGTTAGGCCCTAAGTTTAAATGATTATATCAAAGAAGAATGAAGTATACCTAATCGTAGAAACAGACAAAGGGGTCGCAAGAGAACTTTCAGATTTTTTTACGTTTGAAGTGCCAGGGGCAAAGTTTATGCCTCAATACCGAAACCGTATGTGGGATGGAAAGATACGATTATACTCATTGCAAACTGGTGAAATATATTTTGGTCTTTTACCCTATATTGAAGAGTTTGCAAAGCGTAATGAGATTGATATTGAATATAAAGAAGGAGTAAAAGATGAACAACCCATACAAGGAATGGATGGATTTGTTGGAAGAGTGTCACCTCAGTCCAAGGGAAAGACTTTGGAGATTCGTGATTACCAGATGGACGCATTTACTCATGCGGTCAGAACAAATCGTAGTTTGCTTCTTAGTCCTACTGCTAGCGGTAAGTCACTAATAATATATCTTCTTGCAGTTTGGTATGCAATGAAAACAGAGAAGAATGTTCTTATCCTTGTTCCCACAACATCTTTGGTAGAACAGATGTATACTGATTTTGTAGATTATGGTTTTAAAGAATCTATGATGCAAAAAATATATCAAGGATACTCAAAGAATATTACAAAACCAGTGACGATATCCACATGGCAGTCTATCTATAAGATGCCTAAAAAATGGTTTGAACAATTTGGTTGTGTATTGGGAGATGAAGTTCATATCTTTAAATCAAAATCACTTACAGGTATCATGAATAAAATGGTCAATTGTAAGTACCGTCATGGGTTCACAGGTACGCTTGACGGTACGCAAACACACAGGTTGGTACTAGAGGGTCTATTTGGTTCAGTAAATAAAGTAACAACATCAAAAGAGTTAATGGACTCTGGTACGCTTGCAAAACTCAAAGTACAATGTCTGGTTCTAAAATATCCAGATGCAGACTGCAAGTTTATGAAAGACCAATCGTATCAAGACGAGGTTGACTTAATTGTTCGTGATACAAGAAGAAATAAATTCATTATAGGCTTGACAAGAGCACTAAAAGGTAATACATTAGTACTATTCCAGTTTGTCGAAAAACACGGTAATAATCTGCACTTGATGATGACTGCAAACGCCAGACTGAATAAACAATATGACAGAAAAATATTCTATGTGCATGGAGGCACAGATACAGAAACAAGGGAGAATATTCGTGAGATTACAGAAAATGAAAAAGACGCAATCATTATTGCATCCTATGGCACTTTTTCTACTGGCATTAACATTCGCAATTTGCACAATGTGGTCTTTAGCAGCCCAAGCAAATCACGCATTAGAGTGTTACAATCCATTGGTAGGGGATTGCGACAAGGTACAGATAAATCCACCGCCACTCTTTATGATATAGCAGATGATTTTACTTATAAGACAAAACAGAATTTTACATTAAGACATTTCATGGAACGAATAAATATATATAACGAGGAAGAGTTTGATTATGATATCAAACAAATTCCTATAAAGGAAGACCATGACACAAGAAGCTAAAGTTTTAAAACTATCTAATGGTGAAGAAA